AATATATGGCGGGCGTATCCTGATTTTTCTGCGCGTGTATGGGAAGACCAGCAGTTCTTCTTTGAGGAAGTCGTTCTCACTCGGCCGATGTTGTATGCGCTAGCTAAGCGTACGGATTTCCGCGGTAAGATAATCCGCGATTATCTGCGCGAGCACACTACCGGTACGTATCGGCCGGCGGAGTACGAGTCTAAACTATACGCGGATGGCGAAGGCAGGCGCTCTGTTCCTAGTGCGCGGCAGTATATGGTGCGTCGCAACTTACTGTTTGTGGCAGCTAAGTACCTCCGTGATATCCCCGGCATGGTTGACTTACCTACGGAAGACGAAGAAGACGTGTTCGTCGATGTGTGGACGATCGACGGGTTCGTCATAAAAGCAGTCCGTCCGCCGCTAGGTGAACGTCCGTCTGATCTGTATCACGGGTTTATTTACCTCGGAGATGAGGAGTCCCCGATCTGCGGCGTAGGTATGCCGGAGAATCTGCGCGATTCGCAGATGCAGGTGTGCGCGGCTAGCAGAGCGTTGATGGATAATACTGCAGCGGTTGCGGGTCCGATCGTTGAAGTGAATGAGGCTCTACTAGCGGCAGGAGAAGGTAAAAAGCAGGTTCGCTCGTTCACTACGTTCCGACGAGACGACATGGGGGCGGATGGTAACATCCCCGCTATTCGTAACGTATCGGTAGATTCGCATATCCAAGAGATTCTTGCGGTACTCAAGTATCAGCGGGAGGTGCTTGATGTGGAGTCTATGCTGCCGTCATGGCTTATGGGGCAGACGCAGCAGTTAGGGGAGGCGTTCCGCACTACTAGCAATATGTCCGCCATGCAGGGCGGCGCTAACCTGTTCGCAAAGGATACGGTCCGGGCGTTCGACAAATTTATTAAGTCGATGATTACGTCTCTGTATAACTGGAACATGGAGTTCAACGATAAGCCCGAGATCAAGGGGGACTACGATGTTATTCCGCGCGGCACTGTGTCTTTGCTTGCTCGTGAAATTCGTGGTATGGCTCTCGATCAGCTTGCCACTACGCTTAGTCCTGAAGATAGGGCGTTAATTGATACACGCGAGATGCTTATCGAGCGTATAAAGTCTCGTGACCTACCGACTAAGTTGATCCTGAGTGAGCAGCAAGCTGCGGCAGCACAGCAGTCTATGCAGCAGCAGGCTACGGCCGCACAGCAGATTGAACAGTCTCTTACGGCGGCTAAAGCGCAGCAAGCCTCTGCCGCCGCTAGTAAGTTAGGCGCGGAAGCAATGGCGATCGGCATGAAAGCGCCGGTGGAAGCGCAGAGTATGGCGAATGATTCTACGGCGAACGCTATTGCGTCTATAGGGGGTATGCTGAACGATGGACATCAAATCGAAAGAAGCAGTGCTGATTCGGCAGCTTCAGGCTAGTATGGATACGCGAGTAAAAGAGCTATTACATGAGCTACTAGAACTACGTGAAATGAGACACGCTGTTGCCCTACTGGAAACTGATGACCGGAGGCTTGCCGGTCGAGGGTTAGAATGTCGCGATATACGCCGCGTGTTATTGACACGCGCGTTGCCCGATGTAGACTCGGACCACGAGGTGAACTATGTCTGATTACGCTGATGACTTCGGGAAGTTCTTCGCGGAAGACCTGGCCGCAGCTACTGCTGAGCCGGCGCCTCCGGTCGAAGACGTGCCGGCGGAAGAGCCGGAGGCCGCCGCCCCGGTCGAAGAGCCCGTCGTGGCTGAAACCCCGATCGTCGAGGAAGAGGCCCCCGCTGCGGCGGAGGAGCCGGTTGCCGCTGCCCCGGTAGAAGACCCCCGACAGGCGGAGATCGACGCGCTGCGGGCTGAACTGGCGGCCCTGCGGTCGGAGATGGCCGCCCCGAAGGCCCCGGTGGAACCCCCTACGCCGGCCCCCGCTGCGGTGCCTCAGCGACCGGAGGCGTCGCTTCGAGCCGAACAGGCCCTCAAGACTTACGCTGAGGAATGGCCGGAGCAGTTCGCTGCGATCCAGGCGTACCATACCCTTGCGGAAGAACGTACGACCGCTATCGTCCAAGAGGCGTTTGGTAGGCTAGCACCGTTCGTGGAAAAGATGGCGCAGGAGAAGTTGTTTGCCGATCTGCGCCAGATGAGTGATGTGCGGTTCGACGAGTCTGCGGACGCCGTAGTGAAGTGGGTGGAGTCGCAGAAAGACCCGGAGATTCGTAACGGGTACAAGGCGGTGCTGTTCCCGGGGAGTCCGCTTCGCGCTGACGCCGCTAGGATCGCGGAGGTGTTTCGTACCTATCACGCGATCAACCGTAAGGATACGCCGGTGCCTGCCCCTGCGGCAGTTGTGCCGGCTAAGGAAGAGAAGAAACAGGAGAAGCAGGTTTTGAAGGAAGTGCTGAAGACTATGGCTCCGGTAGCGTCGCGCCCTGGTGCAGCTACTACGTCTGAACCAGACCCTGATGACTTTGAAGCTAACTTCGCCGTCTTTTTGAAAGCGGCTAGCGGCGCTAACTGAGAGGTAGATTCACATGGCTCTGTCCCGATTTGGTGATATCGGTTCGCGTACAGCTTCCTACAATATCGTAGAGATGCTGAAGCGGATGGTCCCGCTGATGCCGCTGGAGCGGTTTGGTCAGTCGGAAGTGGTCCCCCTGAATATGACGCAGACTGTCAAGTGGCGGCGATTCGAGCCGCTGCCGGTTACGACGGTTCCGCTGACGGAGGGTATCACGCCGGCCGGGCATACTCCGACGGTCACGGATGTTACCGCGAATCTCGTTCAGTATGGCGGGTATATCCGGCATTCCGATGTCATCCTTGATGTGGCTACGGACCCGATTCTCGCGAATTACCGTGATCTGCTTGCGCAACAGTGCGCGGAGACGCTCGAAACTGTTCGCTATCAGTCGCTCCTCGCTGGCTCGAACGTGTTTTACGCGAACGGCACGGCCCGCAGCGCGGTGAATACCGTGGTGTCTGCGACGCTACTTCGTAAGGTCGCGCGTATGTTGGTGCGTAACAACGCGCGTGAATTTACCTCTGTCGTGGCGTCGAGCCCGAACTACGCTTCGCAGGCTGTGGAAGCGGCGTACATTGTCCTTAGTCACCCGGACCTTGAGTACGATATTCGCCAACTCCCGGGGTTCATCCACAAGAAGAACTACGGACCCGGCGTTACCGCGCTCCCCGGCGAACTCGGTTCGTGGGAACGGTTCCGGTTCATCGAGTCTACGCTGTTCGCTCCGTTCTACGGCGCAGGCGGTACGAAGGGCTCGATGATCGGCGCTGGTACGGCGGCGGATGTCTATCCGATGATCGTGCTGTCTATGAACGCTTGGGCCACGGGCGTGCTTCGCGGTTCGTACTCTGGCAGCGATCGTAGCGCGGACGGCACGTCTGTCGTGTCGCCAGTTGATCTGATCGTGAAGAACCCTGGTTCTGGCGGTGCGGAAGACCCGATGAACCAGCGTGGATCGGTTTCTTGGAAGACCATGTTTACGGCGCAGATTCTCCAAGATGCGTGGATGTGCCGTGTTGAAGTTGCGGCTACCGAACTCTGATAGGAGGATATAGATATGCACCGTGAAATGGCTAACATCGCCGCGTGCTATACGTCGGCGGGTGTCGCGATCAACGCCGCTGGTGCGGCTACGATCAAGACTACGAGTGCTTCGCAGATCATGTTCAACGGCGCTATTAAGTCCGTTGCAGCTACATCGGCGATTGCGTTCCCGTCTACGATTGCTTCGCAGCCGGCGGGTACTACGTTTACGTACCTCCTGACGTTCAAGTTCTCTGATAGTTCCGCGCGAATCTTTGGCCCGCAGGAACTGCTGGATGTGCACGGTACGAATATCGGCAACCGTAACCCGACGGCGAACGCTACGGCCATCGCGAATAGTCTCCCGCGCGTTCCGAACGGGTTTGTTGTGGTCGGAGCGGTGAAGATTACGACTGACGCTACTACCACCTTCACGCCGGGTACTACGGCGCTTGACGCCGCCGGTATCACAGCGACGTACACGAACCTGTCAGGATACCCGGACTACGGTATCACGGTCTGATAAGAAGGGGCTCCGGCCCCTTACTTCTCTGGGGGTATCGTGGATAACGACAGCGTTGCCAGTATTAAGCGGGCTGAAAACGGATGGGTACTCTGTGTAAAAGTCCCATCCGGAGAGGAATATGCTATGATGGATCAGCACCGTATGGCCGTGTTTACTACGGTAGCTGATCTTACTGCTTTCCTCGGCTCTGTTCTCGATTCCTATCCGGAGACTGAATCCGAAGATGATATGGACGAGGATGAAATGTTCGCACAATCATTCAGAGACGCCTTGAAAGGTATGCAGTCATGACCGATTTTGATTTTGGGGACATTGATTCTCCGCGGATTATTACCCCCGATACTTATTTGGACACTAGCCCGACCGTCGCGCCTCCGCCTACCGGGAAGAAATACCGGGTGATTATTAGTAGCGAGGCGAACAAGCCGTCAATCCGGTATCTGGCTATTAACGGCGTGTCTCGATATGTGCAGGTCGATGTTGAAGTGGAACTCGAAGAAGAGTTCGTACGGATGCTGTCTGAAGGCACGCGCCCTATGCCGCGCGAAACCCGGGTCGATGGGATCGGCTCGATCGAGAGTATTAATGTGCGAGCGCATCAGTTCCAAGTGTTAGGCCCGGCATGACTACCAAGGCGTCACTACTCACGCAGCTAAAGTTTGAGCTTTTCGAGTCAGACTACGGCGGTATGTGGACGCCAGATTACCTCACTCGTAAGCTCAATGAAGCCCAGTATCGGTTCTGCGAAGACACTGGGTTGTTCGTCGATCGCGCCACATACGCCGTGAACGTCGCAGCGGGTACACAAGATTACCCGCTCGACCCTAAGATTATTCGTGTGCTAGACGCACGTATCTCCGGGTCGTCTTGCTCGCTAATGCAACTCTCTTATGAGGAGTTTGTAGCGTATGTCGCCGACGATACGACGTATGTGGGTACGCCCACAGTATTTACTACTGAGGCGGCGATGGGTACTTTTTCAGTACCTACGCCATCCGCGGATGTAACAATCAGGTTGCGTGTTCACCGGTATGCACTGCACGAGATTGACGATACGCATGGGTCTGAGACCCCGGCGCAATTCGATCGGGCATTGATTCACTACGCTGCTGCTGAAGCCCTTTTGAAGCATGATGCGGAGCTATCTGACCCGGTGAAGTCGGCGGAGCACCGCAGTATTTATCGAGAAGAAGTAATACGTGCGCGTCAGTATGTAAACAACGTCATGGGCACGCACCTTGCCCTCGAAGTGAACCCTTCCTATGTGGTGTAAATTATGCCTACCCCAAAGGCGAAAGAGCTATACTCTATAGTAGGGTTTGATTTCGGCATTAATAATCTCGAAAATGCTACGGCCCTAGAGGCAGATTCTCTAGGGCCGTATTCGTATAAGTACCGTATTGCGCTTCGTGAAGCAGTCAATGTTGACTTGACCCTTACCGGCGGCGTTCGTCGCCGCGACGGGTACTCCCTGGTATCTTCCGGACGAGTCACGTCTTTGTGGGCGGACTCTCGGGTGCCCTTCGGGCTTTGCGTCCGTGATGGGTACTTGTGTTGTGTGTCTGAACAGGGGGCGTTTATCCAACTTACTACCGTTACGAACGAACAGGTTTGCTACGCATACGTTAATGGCGAGGTGTTGTGGTCGGATGGGGTTCGCTGCGGGCGGGTAAAGTCGGACGGCACCTGGAATTACTGGGGGCTCCCTGTCCCCCCAAAGCCGTCTGTCACAGTGGGTAGCGGCGATCTTACGGAAGGGCGCAAACGGGAAGAAGTAACAGGCTT